AAAGCGTTGCCCGTAGCACCAAAATCCCAAATCGACTGGCTAGAAATGCCGCTGTAAGCGTTCAAGGTGCCGGTCAAGCTGGAACCGTTGGTACCGGCCAGGAATGCCAGCTCCCAGTTAGCGCCGTGCAATTCCGCGTGTTCGCGGATCACTTCCGAAGCCACGTCGAAGGGCAAATCTCGTAACGTTTCATTAGAAACGCTAGTAACTACGCCAAGCTTAGTTGGCGCAAAATCCACAACGTTAGCAGCTGGATCCTTATCAGAAAATGCGCCAGCTTCAGCAATTGCCGTAGTGAGCGCCGTCATGTATGACGACTGACGATAGAAACGCAACGGCGCGCCGCTGTTAACAGACGTAACCGTAGCCAGTCGTGCTACCACTGCATCTCGATCCATCAATTGTGTAAACGATGGATCGGCTACCGTTGTAGCGCCACCTAATGTTGAAACTTGGGTAGCTCGCAATTCAAGTTTGCCGCCGTGCTTGTAACCGCCGGCGAAAAAGTCCCGCACTTCTGCGCGGGCATCGGTTGTAGCCAATCCCATAACAGACTGCGGAACAATGCCGCCGGCGTCAATACGATCCCTAACGCCAATCTTGCGGATTTCCCAGTCCATACCTTCAAGCTCGGCCAAACCATTGTTAAGACGTTCCTCGGCGTTCTTGTCTGTTGCACCATTGAGAATGGTTTCCAGCTCGTCAGCCTTTTGCTTACGTTGTGCGTACAAATCGGACAGTTTCTGCTTCATTTTGGAGCCCTCCGCAGCCGTAACAACGTTTGGTAACGCTGCTTTGTTGCAAGTGAGAGAGAACGCGCAGTAGCCCCAGCTGCGGGGTAGGCCGCCCGTTCTACAAGTGAGATTTCCCGCAGATCGCAATCCTGCAATATGCGTTTACCTGGCGTAGTTTCATCGCATTCCCGTACGAAAAAACCAAAAGACATTTGCCGCACTACGCCAGCGCGCACAAGCGTTACAGCATCGCGCGCTAACTGCGTATCCGGCAAATTGGCTTCAAAGTACAAACCGTCCTTTTCGTTGCGCAGGTTCAAAGTGCCGCTAAGAGTGCTAGCCAGTGGCATTTTGGCATCGTGCTGCCACAAAAAACTTACGTCTGGCGTTTCTAAACTACGATCAAAAGCCCCGTACGCTATCTCCTCAATAAATTCAGCGCCGGCAGCATTGCGCATAGGCAAACTCGGAGAATTGTACTTAGCTGCGTAGCCGGACAACTTTAGCCCGTTTGCATCTTCCTGCCTTATCGTAAAGTTTCTATATTCCATGTTTCACCTAGTTTGCCACTTGTGCATCGGACGGCGATATCGGTTGATCTCCGTTCGGCACGTCCTCGGCTAGTCCTAGCATTTCCCTTGCATCGTTTACGGTAACTGCACCCGTACGACTCAAATCCTTCAAAGCGCTTGCAGTATCACGCAGATTGCCGCGCATCAGCGCATGGTAATCAAACGCAAAACGCAATCCGTTTGGCAATAGTTTGGTGCGCAAACAATCAGCAAACTTTACGCACCACGGTTGTACCGCAGTTTCGACGTACTGCCGCATCATTTCTATTTGGCTAGTGAGCGCTCCCGCGTCGCCCTGGAACAGCATTTGTGGAGGAATCGACAGCGCTCTAGCTACTTCCATAATCGAAAATTTGCGATCATCGGTAAGGCTCCCGCTGTTCCCGTCCGACAACCGTTCCACCTTTACACCTTCATCTAACACGAGGGGCCTTGCAGCACCTTCCGGCGACACGTGTTTACGTGTGTAACTATCCAGCAAATCCATCTTGGCAGCGTTACTAAGTGTGCCAGGATGTGTTATAGAGATTTTGCCCATACGGCCAGCAACAGCTAGCGACAGTGCGCAACGTTCTTGGATTACTGCCAGCGTCATTGCCGGCGCACACTTTGTGAGTGGACTATCGCACAAATACGGGTTGTTTGTGTTGCCTGGGCCACTCATAAGAATTACAAGCTCGTGCGGGTCAATTTCTCGACCGTCTAACAGCCATTTTGGCTCTAAGAAAAAACCACTCCATACAGCTGTAACACGTCCAGGAAGCAATGGCCATAGCGCTAGCGGTTCACCACTGGGATTGCGTTGGATGAATGAGTAGCTACTACCGCGCAAGATGCTGCAAGACACCATCCAAGCCCGCCATTCCCTACCACTCATGTAGGGATTGGCCTCTTTTTCTAGCAAATCTAGCGCAGCGTTTTTGACCGTTTGCGGATCCTGAGGATCATTTACTTGCACCAATACAGACAACCGCGCTATGTCCTCTGCAATAAGTTTGACGCCACGTACTACGCTGCTTAATTTCTCCCGGCTTAAAATGTCATCGGGAAACGTGTCGCCAATGTTGCCAACGAAGGTGCTAGTTGTAGCACTTTGGCCAAAGTAACCAGCTAAGCGGCCTAGCCACCCTTGCTGTATCGTCATGGCAAACAGTATACGTGCCGTTATTGGCTATGCAACTACAGCACTAGAGCGCCACCCTCGTAATTGCTAACCATGCTTACCTGGTACTGTTCGGTCAGAAACGCTGCCATACAGCTAGCAATAACGGCGTCAATGTTGGCTGGACTCCTGCCCTTGACCGGTCGAGTATTCCCGGCGTTATCCGTAATCACTTTTGTGCTTTTGAGCGCTTCCCGTAGCACGTCGTCCTGATTATGGAAAATCCTGCGGCCTCTAATCCCGTCCACCCACAGCGCCCAGGCCGGGCCCATAGTCCTAATGCCCTGATCCACTGTTTTCACGGAAATACCCCGTTTTTGCCAGTCTATGAGAGCGCTTTGCTGGTGTGCTAACGGATCCACACCTACATGGCGCAGCTGGTAGGCACTTTTCCAAGCTTGTAGTTGAGCTTCCACGAAGGCTAAATCATGCGTTTCCGATGGCATTTGCCGCAAGGCGCCAGTATCTATCCATTTGCGTAGTGGCTGTTGCGATAGTTTTTCATCAGCTTCTATGTTCGTACCGGCGTACCAATGCACTAATTGGTAACAAAATCGGCTGTTTTTGCTATCCCAAACGGCTAAACACGCGCTTGTAAGGTTGAGATGCTTCCCGTAGCCACCTTTGGCCAGGTCAACGGCAGCGACAGCTACACAACCGTGCAAACTGTCCCAATCTATTTTCTCGGCCATTTGCCTATCTAAAATCGCTAAATCCACGCTGCCGGCTAGCCGATCATTGTGCCGGCACAGCAGCTGCATATCGCATTCTGCTACCTGTTCCGGATCATGCGTCCCCATCATCGCAGCAACCTGCGTAGCCATACCTTTGGCTGTAACCGTAACGCCTAAACTAGGCATGGCCTTTACGTACTTACTCTCGTCTGTTGCGTTGTCCTCAGGATCTAAGCCATAGAAGATGCCCCGCCACCCCTCAGGCCGTTCCGCTGTAACAGCCCCCTGTACAGCCCCGTAATGAGCTAAAAGAGCTGTCCAATAGGGCCAAATCGGCTGTAGCTTCTGATTTGCGTCAGGGGTAGTAATTGCAAGCAGTTGCGCAGCAGGATCCTTAGCCAAACCTGTTAGGACGCGGCTAAAGGCGTTATCCATGCGGGCTACTTCATCCGCAATAACTAAGCGGGCCGCCAGGCCGTCCATAGCCTGGGGAGTGCAGGGCAAGGCCCGCATTGTGGATCCATTGGCGCGGATCCATCCGCCGGTAGTACTTTGAGCCATGCTATCTGATGCTTCCGCCGATGCGTCCTTATGCCGAACCATAGTGCGTGTTCTGTCAAAGACAATATGGGCAGCTGATAACTTTGGGGCTACTGCAAAAAACTGCTGTTTTGGGCCCTCGCTTAGCATGGCGTAACTAAGCAAAGCCCCTGCTAGCTCGGTTTTGCCCGCGCCACGGGCCACCACCACTAGCAACGATTTGCAGTCAGGATCACACAACAGCTGCGCACTTACGGCTAGCTGCCAGGGCAATAGCCGTAGCGGTTGTCCTGCTCGACTACCCGTAGTTTGTTGCAACGTTTCCGCAAATTCGCCGAACTGATCTACCTTTGCTAAGTGCCATCGGTCGACGTCCGCGAGCGCTTCCTGCGCCCAACCGTAAACAAATTGGTTTGCAGGAATGTTACGCTCTGTTACATCGCGCAGATAGTTTTTTACGATTGCAGACGGTTTTTCCAAGTTACTCTCTCTAGTTTCGTTGAACTTTCGCTATTTCTCGCTCTATCGTGGACGGGTAGCGCGGTGTCCTTTG